TCAATCGCTTAGGTGGTTTTTGGCCCTGTACGTAACGATTCCCTGCCGACCCTCCTGTTGGTCTTGCTGCTCGAGGCAATGCCAAACTCTGTCTGAGAAGGCCGGAAGAGCACTGTCGATCATGCAGGCCAAGCCATACTCTCTAACGGCTGTAACGGACGAGTCAGCAAGTCTATTCGCAAGAGAAGTCAGCTCGTCGAATGTCGACGGGTCATCTCGCCTTTCAAATCCGGATGCAGCGGACAGGATGCTGGCGAAGTGTAGATCTACAGCCACAGCAGCTCCCATCAATCTCGATCTTGCCGAGGGCGTCGGGGAATTGCTGGAAAGTTTTTCGGCAACAAGCAGCAGCGTCTCTTCCCAAGCGGTTAGATTGATAGCGCTGAGGATATCGCTACCGAATCTTTCATCGGACTCGCAGTCAAGTAGAGAGAGGTACCTGCTCGCGGCAAAGTATTCTTGGAAGCGCTGGTGCGCGAATCGAATTAAACCGAACTCCTCAAAAAGAAGGTGGTGATCGCATAGCTCCTGAAGCAGTCGCACCGGCTCAAAAACGCCGGTGATCTGACTCCTTGACTGCAGCTCTTCGGCTTCGCGTGCCAGTACTGATCTTGCATCCGACATCGATATGCGCGTGCCGCCTTCGGAGTTCAATTGCCACGCAAGGGCTTCAAGGTACGAGCGATGAAATCCGTGCAATGGAGACGCCGACAAAGCCGTGCTCCGGACCCCATCGCTTTCGTATGCTTGCACGATCGCGTGATAGACCGTGAAACTGTCCGTGGCTCCTTGGTCTCGTAGGCTAAGGCTGGCAACACCCCGAAGTATTAAGGGGCTCCGAGCGGCGTACCTAAGTCGATGCTGCACCGACAGACGCGCGATGAGCATATTTGCCTCTTCAGCTGGCAGACTTGCTCGGACGAACTCTTGCTGTCTCCGCCAGTCAAGGCCAGTCACGCCCACCAAGATTGGAGCCCCGAGATCGGGGCGCTGGCTCATATTTCTTGTTGTCAAGACAATATTTACGCTAGGAGTCGCGACCAGGAACGCCCGCATCCTCTGGGATACGGATTCCAGTGCATCGACCGAAATCTCGTTCCAGCCATCGATGAAGAGCGTCAACCTGCCGTCCTTGGCGTACCGAGCAAGCCTTGAGGAGGTAATTTCGGAGGCCGCATAGTCGGTAAGCGACGCGATGAACTCCAGCGGTCCTGAGCCGGTGCTCGCCCACGCTGGCGCATCTAAGAAGAGGGGAAGCTTGCGGGGTATCCCTTCATCGAGCAGAGCCTTCGCAGATCGCAGCGCTGCCGTGGTCTTACCGATCCCGCCCTCCCCGTACAGGACGACGTTGCTGCCAGAGGCAATCAATTCGAGGACACGATTCTCACTCAGAGGCGTTCTGGCGCGATCTGCGTCTTGAGGTCGTTCCGTTGCGCCATCTGGTTGTGTTTCAATCTCGATGAGACTGATAGGTACGATTGTTTCGCTGAAAAGCTGACTCGATAACGCATGTTCTACGCCGCTGGTGGCGGCTGCGACGCATCGCTCCCACAAGCGCTCATCTAATACCTCATTAGGCCCGATGTCGACCTTGAGGACAGGGCCCGTGTAGATCGGACCCTGGTTATTGCCTGCAATGGCAACACCACCATGGGACGCAGCAACCTTGGCTGCGGGCGTCCTTGGACCACGACGAAGCCACGAGAACATGCGCGAGAGCATCAGGATGCCTGTGGGAACAACCAAGCTACGGTGGAAATACCGAGGCCGGCGATGCCGATGATGAAGCCGGCGACCTGCCAGAAATTCCGTGTCGGCTTCGGATCCGCGCCGCGGGTAGTGATGTCGCCAGTGTTGTTCCCGCCAATGGCAACGCCCCCTTGAGAGGCAGAAATGTGACGCGAATCCCTCGGAGGCCTCACTCTCGCAACAACGAGAAGAATTGCCGCAGCAACAAGGCATCCGATGCCGATCTGGAACAAGACAGCTACCTCGTACATTTGTATTCCCCTAATAGGTTTAGTTCCGCCACGCAGATAACTTATCAAATGCCGGCTTCAAATATTATGGCAATCCATTAGGTGCGTGCGATCTTGCCCCCTGATCATGAATCGCATCTCCTAATCTTCGAGGAGATGTGCTGCAGGGCTAATAGTCGCTTCACCCACGTGAAAGTACCCCGCCACGCTTGAGACCGACCGGTGCTCGGTTAATTGCATGATTGCCGGCAATGCTACTCCTTGACGGCCGGCTTCGGTCACGGATCCCGACCGCAGACTGTGCCCGCCAAAATCCCCATCCAGCCCCGCTAGCCGGGCCCGCCGCTGCACTATTTCGCCCACGGCAGCCGCCGAGAGGGCAGGGCCGATCCGCTGCTTCCACAGCCGCCGGAAATTCGCCCCCTCGGTAATTCCGGAGGCCTCCAACCAATCCTGCAAGGCAAGGGCAGCCTGATCCAGCACTGGCTTGTCCGGTGTCGAGGTCGCAGTGACGCCTGCCTGTTGGGTCTTGCTGTGCTCTAGCCGGTAGATACAGCCCGCCTCGCCGATATCAGAGTTAACGGAGCAGTGGGATCTCGGGCTTCGGAGAGCCGATCGAGCTGTGAGGCAGCAAGACAGCAACTTGATGCCCGGCTTCATGAAGCGCTGGAAATGTCGAAATCCGAGCGAGAGGACTGGACCGAGTACGTCAGATCTATCGAGAATCGAACGCTCAGCGACGTGGATCGATCTCGGCAGGAGGCGAAACATCTCTAGGCTCAACTCAACAATCTGGCCAAAGCCAAGAGGGCAATTGAGGAGCAGCTACGCAAGGAGTTGCACGCAGCCCAATCTGCAGCCATCTCTGCCGGTCAAGCTGCCGATAGCAGCTCAAGAGAGAGTGGGTACGCAGACGCATGGACATTTAACTACTGCAAGGATGGACGACTTCTTCTGATAACCACAGGAACCGCGCCCGATACGCTATTTCGCATAATGTATATTATGTTAAATCGTTGGACGGACCGGCTGGCGTACTACGGTCGCCTGTTCAAGCTGGGTCTGGCATCCATCTTGCCTATTGGAAGACCCAAGGACAAAGCGAGCATTGATGCATGTGTGAGTACCTAAGCGGCCCCTTCGCAGGCTGGAGCATCCGCGGCAACTACCTCGTCAGCCCAGACGGCGACCGGATGACCCCGGAACGCCTGAAAGGCTTGGCGTGGCGGGATCAGATGGAACTGCGCAAGGCCGGTTTCGCATCCCGACGCAAGGCCGAGGCAGGCAGGAAAAGCGGTCAGCGCCAATTGGTCAAGGTAGTCGTTGTAGACCTGGGCGATTTCCGGGACCGCCACTTCGGGCGCTCGGCGGGCTGAAAGCGTCACCGTAGGGGCTGCGCGCCCCTACACCCCCAGCTAGAATGCCCGCAGGACGCAGCCTAGGGGGCATCATGGAACGAGAGCGACCGGAGTACCTACCCGCCATCCGCGAACGCCGCTGGGAGTTCCCGTGGCTTCTGCTCATCGGTGTCGTGCTTGTGGGGTTACTGGTAGGCGGAGCGCACATGCTCATCCGCACCAACGCGGCTTGGGCCGAGCGCTTCCAACGTGCAGAGCGACCAGTCCAAACCGTGGATCCTAACGCTGCCCGGGAAGCTCACCTAGCCGAAATACGACTGCGGCGTGTCGCGGCAGAGCAGGAACTACGTGCTCGGGCTACAGAATCCAAGGCCGCGCAATCTGCCGAGCTACGGTGCATAGGGGGAACCCTTTTCCGACGCATTCCAGGCGGATGGGAGAACGTGCCGAAGACGCCTTGCTGACGGCTGCTTATACCCGCTTCTTGGCTCGACCAAGAACGCGCCGGTCGTACTCCCGCAGGCGGCGTTTGACCCTGTAAATCCGCCACGCCATGTTTGCTGATGCCAGGAGCAAACAGGCGGCGACCGTCCAGCCGATGATCATCACAGGATCCATGTGGCCTCCCAACGTTGCAAAAGCGCCGAGCAGCGCCAAGTGGGCAACATAGTAGCCGTAAAAGGCCCATCGGGTGCGCGGAACCTTCCAAGCCACATCGCCAAGCAACAACACGGGCGGCGCAAGCAATGCCCAGCCATTGCCGTTGTAAGCGCAGAGCATGCATAACGGCAGGACCATGATGAATGGGTAGTCGCGCCAATCCTGCAACGTCTCGAAATACAGACCATTGATGCTTGTACCGGCCTGCGGGAGATCTCGACGGGATCGGAACCAATGCCATGCCGCCAACACCAGCGCCAGCCCAGACCATTGGTAATCGACAAGAAGCGGTGTGGGACCGACGCAAAGCAGGAACAGCGGCCATCGCCGACCTTGCGCGCACCAGACACAGGCCGCTGCCAATGCAAAGGACAGGAGAACGTTGAGCGGAAGCCAGTCTCCGAACGCGAAAGCGTGGAACGGGTGGGCAACGATTCCCCACGTCAGCAGCCGGCGAACGGACTTGCCAACGTCCGCACCTGGCTGGGCAAGGTTGTACGCCATGACCAGCGCGAATACCGGAAACGCGATTCGGCCAAGCTCGCTAATCACCGGCAGGTAGCCACCGAACAAGACCCGAGCAACGTGATCGCCGGTCATCAGCACCACAGCAAGCCATTTCAGAGCTTCACGCCCGCCACTGGTCATCACAGTTCCCTGGTAGTGTCAGCGGCCTTGGTAGACGTCTTGTAGGGTTCCGACTCCGGGAACGAACCGAGCGCCCGCATTTGCTTGCTGATGACACTCCCTTCCAGCATGGGTGCACCGCCCTGCCCGGCAATCTGCTGCGGCTGCTGGGCCTGCTGCGGCTGGATCTGCGGTCGATTGTCGTGCCGCTCGCGGTAAGGGTTGTAAACCGGGCCGTAGCGCGCCAGCGTGCGGCATTCCGGCTGGCTCAGGTCATACGCAGTACCCTGTTCCGTGATGCAGGTGCAGCTGCCCGCCTGATGCCTGCCCTCGCCGTCCAATCCGTCCTGCGAAGACATGCACACCAGCAGCGGGTCAGCGGTGACGTTGCGATCATCGAACACCGGTGCAGTCCAGGGCATGCTGGCGATCCGGGGCAAGTGATCCTTGGCGTATTCCGTGGCTGTTTTCCAGCGCACTTCGTGAGGCTTTGCATCGGACGAACGCGGCGACACAGGGGGCGCATCGGCTGACGCCGATTGCGCCCCCTCTGATGCGGCGGTTGCGGCCATAGCGGACGGCTTGAGCATTTCGTAGGCGAAATAGGCAAGGACGACGGCTGCGACTGCGAGCGCCGGAAGTGCCATCACCTTCCACGGGATTCGCGGCTTGATCGTGTGCACCTCAGCGGACTTGTACTGTCCGAAGATCTGCGATGGCAGCAGGCGAGTTGTGCGCTGGGCGAGATCCCGCTTTGCCGAGGACTTGATTTCTTCGTTCAGCTCGCCCCAGCGGAACACGTCAATCATCTTGGTGCCGAACCGGCGCACCACGTGTGCGTGGGTACCGATCAACCCTCGAACGAACGGATACAACTGATTAGGCTGCTGGGTGGTCCATACGAAGTCAAGGCCGCGATGCCGGTGTTCGGCCAGGTCAAGAACGTGCCTGGGCGTCTGCTGCCGCGTGGCGTCGTGCAGGTGGCCGAACCACTTCCAAGCTTCGTCAACGAAGATCAGCGACCCATTGGGGACGATGTACTCCCCTGCCCCGTCTTTTTCATTCCAGCGCCGAGGATCGTCCAGCGTGGTCGCCAAGCCATCCTGCAAGCCGTCGATGCCGCAGGCAAAGATGGGGCGTTCGCCGCGCTGGGACTCTTCGACAAGGCGCTCCATCATGAGCGCGGTTTTGCCGTTGCCGGGCTGGCCGGTGAATAGCTCGATGGGCATTAGGACCTCCGCACCAGCACAGCGCGGGCGGCGGATACGGCGAATTTTGTGGCGACGGCCGACGCGATCATGGTGCACGCCTGATCGAAGCGCATCAGGCCCGCATACGCGATCAGGACAGCGCCCCATTCGCCACCGGGCGTCCCAGCCCCGATGTGCTGCTGCATGTTGTCGAGCCACGGCTCTACTGCGAACTCATGAGTCGCCCACGCGATGCCAAGCCAAGCCATCCCGGCAACGATCCACGTGCCGAGCTGGGAACGAAACAGCCACGCGAGACCGGACAGCAGAGAACTGATCAGGAGGGGCATTTAGGACTCCTTCCCTGCGACGATGCGCAGCGATGCAAGGGCCGCGAGACCCATAACGAAATAGGACCCGAGGCCGAGCCAGTTGCACAGCGGCGTCGGGTCGAACTGGATAGTTGCGCCCATGACGTCGATGGCCGGAATGGCCGGGCAGGAACCGCCGCCCCACCCATAGCCAGACGTGTCAGGCTGGACAGGATCCGTGCCCTGCCCACCTTGCCATGCTCCGGTGCCGGGCAAGCTGGTGCCAGGGTCAACGCTGCCACCAGTTCCGGTCACTGCATTACGGATCGCTACGAGGTCCGGGTTGCTGCCGGTGCCGTTACCCGCATTCGCAGCCAGCTTTTCCGTAGCGCAGGCTATGCGCCACTGCATGAGCAACCCGCTGTACTCCATGGCGTCGCACTTTTCGCCCGTGCAGACCGGCGGCTGGGTGCACATGCCGCCTGCGATATTGCGGTTCTTACGGGTGTTGCAGTCGATGCGCCATTGAATGCGTGCCTGCCCGCACATGATGGGTGAACCGCTACACGTCGGAGGCGTTTTGCAGTCGTCGCCGCCGGAAAATTCATCGACGGGCTTGCCCTCGCCATCCTCGCCACCCTCTTCACCCGGGTCAGGCTCGCCGTCGCCGTCTGCGTCCTTCTTGCAGGTGCCGTCCTTGCCGCGCACTTCACCTGCCGCGCACTGACCATCACCCGGCAAGCAGTTACCCGCAGGTGACTTCACCTGCCCTGCAGGGCACTCGTTCTCCTTATTCTTACAAGTCCCGTCTGCCTGTTGGGCCATGCCACTCGGGCACGGTTCTGGCTTGCATTGCCCAAGCGAGTTGGGAGCAGCGCCGCCTGGACATTTACCCTCTTCCGGCTCGCAAGAGGACATAGCGGAGTTCCAGAAATAGCCCGTTCCGAACTGCGCTTTGCATTTGTTGTCGTCATAGTCATCGCAGGTACCCGGCACCGATGAGTACTTGCCATTGAAGTAGCCATCACCCGTTGAGTACCAAGCTTGTTTGCAACCGCCGTTGCAAGTGACCGACCCGTTTTTTGGACGCCCGCCCGTCAGATAGGGATACGGCCCATTCCAATCTGGTCGCTTCTCGCAGGTGTTGCTGCCGAAATCGAAACGACTGGTGCAGCCCTTGGCAGTATTCCACGGCAGCGAGGTCGAGTTGCGTGTGTCGAAACACGCCCAGAAGCTACCCGGCGTTGGGTCTCCCGTTACGTTGCTCTTTTTGCAGATGGGATTTCTACGCAGCGTGGGTGAAGCAGCAACGTCGGCGTTGGCTTTCACCATGCAGGCACTGTAGGCCTGACCTTCGTCTGCATACATCGACTGTGCCCGACCGGATAGCGGGAGCATCAGCGCGACGACTGCAACGACGACCAGAGCGCCAAAACGCCGGAGGAAGAAAGCCATCAGTCAAATTCCACGAAGAGAATCGCGCAGGCAACGCACCACGCCCCGAGCCAGATCCACCCTTCCATCGCACGCCCCGCTGTGTTCAGGTACTACCGAAAAAGACCGGGGGGAGGGAGTCGGCCCTGCCCCCCGGTGGCCGTTACATGGCGCGACGCACCCACTTATAGACCTTGATGCCGACCAGAATGGTCAGTACCGCGCCGCCGATGGCGGCAATGGGCGCGGCCGCACCGTTGATCGCCGACACCACATCACCGACGTCCACACCACCACCGCCGGTGGCGAAGGCCGGGGCCGATGCCAGGGCAGCGGCGGAAACGGTGGCGACGGCAGCGGTCTTGCCCTTGAGGGCGGTCAGGAACTTCTTCATTGCTATGTCCTCCTAGGACTGTTGGATTTTCTTGCGGATGAGCCGGAATACGTACGCCACAGCCCACAGGAGCGCGATCTTTGCCCCTATCAACTGCGCATCCTCAATAGGCAAGTCCGGCAGCAAGCCCGGTTGAGGAATCCACATCACGGCCGTGCAGGTCCCCGTGGCCGTGTCCACGTCGGATTCAAGGCACGCGGGAATCAGCACGGCCATGGAATTACGCCCTGACCGGCGTGGGTGCAGACTTCGCGCCGACCGGCACCAGATCCACGTACCGCTTGAGCGTCAGGTCGCCGTACTGGCCCAGCGCGAAGGACTTGGGATCGATGTCGTACTCACCCGGGGTGTAAGCCGGGCGCTGACCGAGGCCAACGCGGAACGGCAGTTCGAAGCCGTTGCCCAGATCGAGGCCGACCATCTGGGAACGCATGATGGTTCCAGCTTTCTGGTTCCGCTCTTCATCGACAACAGCGGATTTCACACGGCAAATTGGCATAGTCCTTCCCTCACATGTTTGTGGAGTGCGTCACCCTTGGCGATACCGCGAAACCTTCCGGGGTGACCGTCTCGGAGGATGCGGGCTTCGGCTACGTCGGGCCACGAAGGGCCGAACGCGCCACGAAGTACATTGAGGAAGGGGCCGACCTGTCGATGTGCCCACTCGATACCGGCTTCGACCGATACGTCCACCTGCTTGCGGATGGTGCGCAACCTGCTGCACACACCCTTGATCAGATCGCGTAGGACGCTGTATGCGCCACGGAGGTAGGCGCCGGGGTCAAGCAACACCTCAAGCGGAACCTCAACGTGCTTGCCGTACAGACGAACCTCTGCGCGCACCCACGGCGAGGAAGACAGCCCGAGCTGCTTGCCCTTCTCGTAGACGCACAGCTCTTTATGGCCCTTGCCGCCAACGTACAGGGTGTTGCCGGTGCCGTGACCTTCATCCGACATGAAGCGGTGGCGAGGCGGGCAACCGCCTTCGGCAAACCCACCTTCCGCCGCTACTTGGCGCAGCGCGTGCACGTCCAGGCGTTTGCCTTCAAAGTCATCGTGGGCGCAGTCGACGCGGCTGATCTTGGCCTTGAGCTGGGACGCAGCGTTGAACGTGACGCGCCAGTCCTTGACCCATTTGCAGCCAGCGCCGGTGATGCTGACGCACACCGTTTCGCGGTTGCCGCCCATACCAATGCGACCAACGAGCTCGCCTTCGCGGTCCTTGAGCACGGCGGACAGGGGGTAGAAATTCCAGTTCTTTTCACGGATGGCTCCGGCGACCACTTCGCCACGGAAGCCGAACAGCTTGTGCAGCAGGACTTCAACGTTGGAACAGCGGAAGTCCTCAAGAGAGGAAGCGGGCATCACAAGGGTCAGGTAGTCGATGATCGCGGTTTGCTGACCCTTTTGGCCCGTGTTACTCCCCGGGCCAATCTGCGCTGCTCCCTGCCCCTTTTCACCGGTCGATACCGGGGAAAAGCCCCCATTCGAAGGACGACAAGCAAGCATCAGTCGAGCGGAATCAGCCACGGCGCACCTCGGCGGATGCTTGGGCTGCGAAAACGGCGTCACGAATGGCGGCGGTGGCATCGCGCTCGCGGCGGGCAATGAGCCACACGCCAAGGCGAGCGAGGCCGACGAACACGGAGAGCAACCCCAGCGTGCCGACAACGAACATGTATGCGTCCATCCCCTACCCCTACCCCCAGCCCCTAGAAGCCCCGCCACGGACTAGGGGAGCCGTGACGGGGTGCATCCACACGCGTGGATACGGAGCACTGTATAAACGTCCGTGGATGCTTCTGTCAACAGGCGTGGATATGACGACCCAAGAAAAGCTCATTGAAGGCCTCAAGGCCGCGTTTCCGGACGAGTCGCAGGCGGCACTGGCCCGCCGAGCGGGTCTAAGCGTGCAGCGGTTCAATAATTACTGCACCGGCATCCGGACGATGGATGTAGATGCGGTGATCGGATGCGCACAGGCGCTGGGTTGGGACATCAGGAAGTCAGTCGCAGACCATGAGATCGAGACGGCGCCCTCGCCGCGCGTGAAGGCACTGTGGCGGAAGTTGGCCGCGACTGCGATGGTGCTAGCGATCGCGGTCGGATTTGGCGGGACGCCTACTGCCGCAACGGCTTCGCCGGGTCCGGCCAAGGCCGGAATGTATATTATGTAAGATCCAACATGGCCCGTTTGCGCTTCGGCCCCAGGCCGACTTGCCAGGCCCAAGGCTGCTGCCGTCGCCAATCAAGATCGGTGTCCACGGGCCCCAGCCGCATATCCAGTGTTCCCCAGCATTTCCGCTCACTTCTGGCCAGCCTCCAATCATTCTGGACCCCGGCCCTCGACATCCTTCCAGTTCCGGCGCAGACCATCAGCGCGACCTGATAGTCCGAACCAACGCTCTACACGCGCGGATCAGCCCTCACGGCCGTGACGCGTCACGCAAATGCCTTACCCACCGCGCGCCAGTCCCGCTTCGGTCGCTTATTCTTTCAAATCTGCCAGCAAGGATGCCCGCATGACCGACAGAATTCATTCTGACCGACGCGTCGGAAACCCGCCTGAGCTTAGTTTCGCCTTGATGGACAGCTTGATGGACGATTTCTCCGCCCGGACCCGTGGAAGGCCAGCCGGAAGAGTTGAGCGGATTGCCATGACCACTGGCGTCGCAGGTGCAGTGGCCGGCATCCTTCTGGGGTGGATGCTGCCCAAGCCTTTCGACCTGTATGCCGCACTCATCGGATTGGTCCTGGAGTGCCTGGGGTTTGCTGTTGGCATCTTCCTGTCGTTCAAACGCGATTGGCGCTGGATCCGTCACGCGCACAAGGACACAGCCGAATCCTTGGACTCGGATTTCCTGAAGTACGAAGACTACGTGCAGCGGCTGCGCCAGTTTCCGGCCCGCGACCGCGCACGCCGGCATCGATATATCCGCGAACGCAGCACCCGCATGATGAGCCGCACGCGGCTGTTCACCGGTGGAATGGAGCGACTGGGCGCCTTCCCGCTGCTGCTCGCCCTTTACATCCAGCTCAAGGACTGGAGGTTTGGTGACTGGGCTGCGCTGAACGACATCACCATGGTCCAGGGATTCCTGATCTTTGCGTTGATGCTGGCTTACCTCATGTTCCTGCATCTGATGCGCATCCACAGCCGTATCGAGGCCATTGAGCTGCTTCTCAATGAGTCCGCGGAACGTGATCGTGAAGATTCCTCCCCCACGCTGACAATGGTAGGGAAAGCTGACGCCCATCCGGTATCTGCGGCGGGGTGA